GACCAGCGCTCCAGCTCGATGACCATACGCTTGAGCGTGTGCATCCTGTTCTCTGGGAACTCGATCAGCTCGTCCGGGTTGATGTCCTCGAACCGTGGAACGGCCAAGAACAGTTCAACCTCAAGCTGCGTGATCGCTTCATCCTGTCCGAACACGTACACCCTGTCTATGCCGTTTCGTGTAGCCCGTGCGTATACCGGCTGCTCTTTGTTCACGAACTGCCAGCGGCTGTTCCAGATGTTATTGAGCCACGACAGCGCTACCGGCCTATACTGCACCCTGGCCACCTGTGGCGGGCAGTTCGGTGGAAGGTCAAGTCGGTAGTAGTTGATCGCAGCGATCCCGCCATCCTTTGGGAGAGAGTACACGAGCGCCGGGAGATCGAAGTACCTCCATCCGCGATCGTCCTGCGTGAACAGGTCTACCGTCCAGATGGACAGATCCTCCTGCATGGCGAGCTGATCGCTGGACCTGAGATTCCTCTTCAAGTCGTCACCCTTCAGCTTGTCGATGCAGACCTTGACGTTGTACATAACGGCCACGAGCGAACGCGATGCGTCGTCATGGTTGTACCCCATCTGGTTCATGACGTCGTATGCTACCTGCTTGAGTGTTGGCATCAGTTCGCTGTCATGTTGAACAGTTGCGCAGCGTCCTTCGAGGCCACGATGTTCAGGGTTGTTCCGTCGCCCTGCTTCCAGGACAGATACTCAAGGGCCCAGTCAGCCAGGATCCTGAGTGAGGAGAGCGGCATATCGATCGACTCGGTGGTCGTGGTGATCTGTTGCGGCATCCTCAGGTAGCTCATGGCGAACAGCTTCCTCGAAGAGATGCTGTTCGGCAGCAAGATCACCTCTCGACTTCCGGATATCACAGAGTCGCTGTCGGTCCTGTCTCCCACCATGCAGTATGCGTACTCGCGCATGGGGCCTCCGGCGAGAACCTCGTTGCCTGGCATCTCCATGTCGTTGCGCAGCCTCGCTACCTGCTCGATGGTTACCCTCTTGACCGGGCGCTCATTTTCGCCGCCTGGCCGGTACGCGAGATCAGTCCTCAGGATCGTGCTCTCTGTTGGACCGAGAACGACGCCAGGGATATTGGTGGCCGGCTCGGCGATGAAACCGAGTACGGTCCAGATCTGCTTGTCGTACGGAACAAGTGCTGACGTGATGATCCCGTCAAGGGCCACGCCACCCAGGCTGTTGCTCTGGATGATGCGTGTCTCTTGGAGTTCGCTCATCATCATCTCGCTCTCCTTCCGGTTGGCCAGCATGTAGTTGCCAGCGTACACCGATCTGGATACGGCCGAGTTGATGGCCGGGATGATGTCGTTATCGGGTCGGTATCGACCGCTTCCTTCGGCGTCCACACCTACACCCGACAGGATGAGATCCGCCAGCTGTTGGTATGGGATCATGCTTACGAGTTATCGGCCGTTGTCAGCAGTGACTTCTTTCCGCTCTGGGCCAACAGATTGGCTTCCTGCTTCTCGATCTGATCGTAGTCCCGATCGGTGAGCGCGTCAGCGATGCGCGTGCGCAGCGTTGCCAGGTCTTCGGTCAGTCCAGTGGACAGCTTCATTTCGCCGGCCATGCGGTAGATCTCCGTGGACGGTGTGTTGATCAGCGAGTTCATGTACCTGCCGAAGACGATGCCACGGCGGGCCTTGGTGCTCATGGCTTCAGCCTGCGTGTGCGAGGTGAAGAAGGAGCGACCGAACAGCGGATGCGTTTCGATGTAGGCGATCTCGCGCCTGCTCTTGGTGCGGAGGGCGCACAGGTACCTGGTGTTGTTCTGGTTTCCGTTACGTACAGCGCTGCCGTACTCGCGCTTGAACATGAGGTCTCCGAACGGAGGCTTCACCATCTGGCCACCCACGCGCTTCATGGGCAGCTTCCAGAACAGGGCCGGGTGGAAGTAGATCCGCTCCTCGGTCTCGTCATTCGGATCCATGTCCCGCTCGGACACGATACCGCTAGGGTTCTGCTCGGGGGCGAGCGACTGCTTCACCGCCTTCAGGATCTCACCGAGATCGTTCACTCCAAGGGACGACTGAGCCGCCGGGGGTGCCGATCGAGGAGCCTCAGCTTCCTTGATCGCCAACCTCAACGAGGACTCTTCGGTCTCGTCCGTATACATGACACCCAATGTGTCAGCCTTCTTGCGTAGTCCGGCCATCCTGGCCTCGAACATCTTGTCTTTGCTTTCCTCTGCCATCTTCCTGCTTTCTGTATGTGTGTCTGAAAAGGTATCCCCCGGACGCATCTGTCCGGGGGATCACCGCGTTGTTCTCTCTTAGGCGACGTCGATGATGAAGCTCATCGCGGCGTTCTGCGTCATCGTTCCGAGGAACGCCTGGCAGAAGTAGCGCTCGAAGTCGTAGATCTCACTCGGGGTGATGTTCGTACGGCTCTGGGTCGTGAGACCTTGCTCCATCATTGGCACACCTTGCATGGTCACGAGCTTCACGCTCTCGGCCTGCAACACGACCAACCTACGGCTCCAGTGTTCCGGGAAGCTGGCAGGATCGTTCCAGATCTGCACAGGCACCAGGGTCAACACCTGGCCACCGAAGCGCCACACCTCGAAGTCGAGGTCGAACACCTTGTCGCCGCTCGCGTAACGCACGAACTCGGCCTTCTGCTTCACGTTCATCGCGTGCAGCATCTCGGGGGTACCGAACACGATGCGGTGGTTCGTCGTCGAACCGAAGTTCGTGGCGAAGATACCGGCCGTCAGGTCGTCCCACACGGTGGCCATCGTCGAGTTCAGCACTGCTCCACCGTTGGCGATGATCGCCGGCACGATGCCCTGGGTGGCCTTGGCGATCTCGCCCTGGCTCAGGAGGGTCTCACCGTACTGGCCCAGCCAGATACGCTGACAGATGGACACCTTCAACTGGCGCAGCATGTTGCGCATGTCGACGTCCATGTAGTTGGTCTGCGACAAGTTCTTGAACTTGATACGCTCCAGGTGGTTCCAGATCTTCTCCTCGGGACCGATCTTCTCCATCAGGTTCGTCCTGTCGATGGTCTGGGTCCTGGTCGGCTGGCTGAAGTAGCTCTGGCCGTCGGCACCACCGGTCATGCCGTTGGTGATCACGCTGCCCACGGTAGCGAGGGGGCCGAGACCTTTTCCTACGAGCGAGCGAACGAGGATCGCTTCAGCGCCGGGGGTGCTGGTTACGCTCATCACGTAAGCCTGCACGTCGACACCGTTGTCGTCGCGGTAGTAGATCACCTGGTTCGGGAACACGTAGCTCAGGCTGGCTGCCGTGATAGGGATCGTACCCGTCACAGTTACGCCAGGAGACGGGGCCACGTTGGCGAACGCGGCACGCGTTGCCAGTGGGGTGCGGCCCCAGATGTCTTCCTTCCAGATGATCTCGTCACCAGGCTGGTCGGCGCTGGCGAAGGCCATCAGGAATTGGAGGTCGAGGAACTGTTGGGGTTGCGCGTCGAAGATGATCGGGTCAACCGCCAGCTTCAGGTGCGAAGTGGTGCCCCGGCCGAACGCAGCAGCGTAAGGGGATCCGGGGGCGTTGGTATTGGCGAGACCATACGGTGCGTTATTGATGTTCTCGACGTAAGTTGGTGCGGGCATAGTAGCCTAAGGGTATTTCGTTGTTGTTATGCTTTGACTCCGGTGGCTCGGGCAATGATCTGCCTTGCCAGGTCGGGCTTTTCTGCGTCAGCCTGAGTAACGACCCGTCCGCTGCCAAGAGGTCCGTTCGGAAGCCTTTGTGTAGCCTCGGCCATGCCCTCACTCTTCGCGGATGCACTCACCGACTTCCTCAGGCGCTCCTCTACCGCGATGCGGTTTTGGGCCCATACGATGTCTGTGAGCAGCTCCGGACGGATAGTGACGCCATCGTCCAGGTACAGGAACTTCTTGACGAGATCCCCGTTCTTGAAGCGATCAATGGTACCTTGATCGATAAGAGGGGCAACAGTGGATTTCTTTGCGGCCACCACGTTGTCGGTGATGGAACGGTCGTACGCGGCCTGCGCTTCGCGGTGCGCCTTCTCGCGCTCCTGTGCGGCCACCTTCGGCTTCTCAAGGTCGCGGACATAGAGTTCCCTTGCGGATCCCTCGTAGATTCCGATCTTGTCCTTGATGGCGTCCTTGATGGCTGGATCGACATCGGGATCTCCGAGTCGATTCCAGTCCTCCGGTGGCACCTTGCCTTTGAAGTAGTGATCGATCAGCTCCCTTGCAGGAACATCGGCCACCGGGCGATCGAACGCCACAGCCTTCGGAAGGCTTGCCAGGTACTCGATCGGGTCCTTTCCTTGCTGATACAAGGCGAGCGCCTCTGCCATCACGGGGGACAGTCCGTCGACGAACTTCTTGATGTTGCGCAGCGGCTCCAGTTCGGGCTTCAGAAGCTCAAGCTCCTGCGCCGTCTTGGTGTACTGCTCCTTGAAGGCCATCGGATCCTCGTGGCCAAAGGTTTCCTTGAACGCGTTCTTCGCCTTATCGTCCCAGATGGAAGCCACGGCGGCCTCTGTTTTGGTGGCTTCAGGTGCCAGTGCGTCGAGCCACGAGGCGGCCGGACTTACCACCGGATCAGTGGTGGCCTGGGAATCGATGGCGGCCTTGACTGGAGCGGCCTCTTGTGTGCTGGCAACCACCAGATCGGCAGCCTCTGTCTTCACTGGTGCAGCCTCCGCTTGTGGAGCGGGTTGGGCCGTCTTCGCAAGCCCAAGAGCAACGGCCATGACGTCACGGCCTGCCTGAGCTACGGGTGTTGATGTTTCTGACATGCGGGTTCAAAGGTAATAAAAGTCTCTGACAATCAGGGAGTTGTGGGTTCTACTGCTGCTTTTGCTGCGGCCGTCACCTCGGGTGCCTGGGCCTTCTGGTTGATCTGGTCGGCAGTGAGCGCCTGATCCGACATCTTCATGGCGGTCTCATGTTGCTGCTGACCGAGCATCTGATCCTGGGCCACCAATCCGGCCATCTGCTGTTGCTTGGCCTGGTCCTCCTGCATCTTGCGGGCGGCCATAGCCGCACGCTTGGTGAACTCACGCGACTTGGCGTACACGTCCTCTGGAAGCGATCGACCAAGAAGCTCAGATGCACTCTGTGGATCCAGCAGCTGCATCTGCAAGTACAGCGGGATCAGTTCGGTATCCACGTAGTGCCTGGTCACCTCGCTGTCCGGGGTCAGCTTCACTTCGATCCTGAACTGTTCCAGGGTCATGTCCTTGGACATCTCGATCGCAGCCGCCTCGGTATCTCCTACCATCTGCGACAGGATCCACGGCATCCTGGCGTAGTACTCCTTACCGGCCTGCGCGTTGAACTGGTGGATCTGCTCGTACAGGTCAGCGATGGCCGCGTAGAACGGCTGCTGCATGACTCCGGCCTGCTGAAGCTGGAGCTGCTTGACTCCGACCAACTGGTCCCCGGATCCTGGTGCCCCGAAGTTCTGGTCGTACACACCGGTCGACGCCTGCGCTATACCCGACAGCTTCTCCAGCACCGTGAACATGTTGTAGAACTCGGCACCTACTGAGGCGTTGTACTCCTTGATGGAGTTCTGCACGCCACCGTTGATCGATCCTTTCAGCGATACAGGGTCACCATTCTTGATGGCTGTGATCACCTCTTGCTCGGTCATCGAACCACCGATAGCTGCGTCAGAATCGAAGGCGAGGCCCTTGTTTCCGCCCTTGCTCATGCGCCACATCAGGTCTGAGGTGACCTGGTTCATGACACGCTGCGGACTGATGGCCGCCGCGATCGGGGAGATCACGAATCCGGACAGGTAGCTCCATGCGGAGAACTTGATCGGAAACTCTACCGAGTACGTATTATCGGGGTCGGCCTCCTGGAGCGGATACACTCCATAGTCGAAGATGATGTCACCCTTGATCCCGAGTTCCTTGGCGGCGTTCGAGATGTTGTCACGCGTATCGTACGTTGACGTGCCAACGAATGACGCAGGGAAGTACTCCCAGGGAATGAATGAGCAGTAGCGCACAAGCTCAATAGCCTTCCTCTGGAACCTATCCTTGCGTTCGGACTCTGTCCACATCATGGTCCACCTGTTCTTCGGCGGATCAACGAGGTCGTTGCGCGTGTACGGGATCTCGCCGGTATCCGGATCAGGCTCACCGATCGTGCAGTAGTGGAGATCGCCGTCCTTGATGACGTATCCGCGCTCCACGTACTTGAGATCTTTCCAGTACACGGTAGGTACGCGTGGCCTGCGCTGTGGCCACCCTCCCCTCCATCCGACGTTCTGGGTTGCGCTGATCGCCTTGGTTGCGAAGTCGTCAAGCGCCTTGATGACGGCCGCCTTTGGCTGCCACCTCTCGGCGATCGCGCTGACGCTCATCTGCGGGCAGACGAACGCGTACTCTCCATCAGAGAAGTCAGGACGCAGCGCTGACGTGTCCCATCCGATCTCGGAAGGATCGCACAGCTCCCACATCAGGTCAGCCCCATGTATGGAGCAGTGTGCGGCAGCCAGGCCAGACAAGGCCATGTTCTCTGCGGTCTTCCTCTTCTTGGACTCCAGCTTGCTCTTCAGAGCCAGGATGTTCACCATCGAGGTGATGCCCCTGATCAGCGAATCGTTGTAGAAGCTATCGTGGGCCGCCTCTGTTGCTTCCTCGCTCGGGCTGATGCCGGACGACTTGTACGCGCCCGCCATCATTGGGCCGGCCTGTGCTGCCTGCGACTTCAACAGTGCGATGCCGAGCGCGGTCTCCTTCCTGGTCTTGGCGAACTGCGGTGTTGCAGATGAAGCCTTGGCGTTGATCGAGACGTTGTCTACGGCACCGGTAAGACGCGTCAGTGTCGGCCTGATAAGGGGCCACTTCAGAACCGTCCTTCCGATCGGGTTCTCCTCGTCACCAAGGAACATCCTGATGTCGTCCTCTTCGCCCCAGGCGTCCTCGCTATCGACAGCATACCTCAGATTCGTGGCGTACCACGAGGTGTACCAGTTTCGGTATGGGGCGTACTGCTGCGACATGTAGAACCGGGCCCACTGGGCGTGATACGCCTCGTCCTTCTGGTTCTCCGGAGTTGTCTTCGGTGGAGGCGTTGCAGGCAAGATCGTCAGCCACTGCCAGATCGGATTCGTGAACGGTTCCATTACTTACGGTTCTGTCTGAAATGTTTGATACCACCTTCTGTGTTCACCAGTCCGGCGTCCTCTTCTTCGATAACGCCGCCTATGTTCCCCTCTATGGCCGCAGCTGTCTCTTGAAGCAGCTTCCAAGCCACCTTGGCTTGCGACAACCAGCTGTCCACTTCGATCGGCTTCATCGAGTTGACATCCTTTGCAAGCAACGTCTTACAGGCGTCACGCACGGTCTTCGTGTAGACGTAGTTCTCGATACGTGCCGACGTGTTGAACTTCTCTGTTCTCGACATGGCCGCCTTGACCGAGTCCGGGAACCTCATGTTCTTGAACTCCATCAGCTTCGACTCCTGTTGCGGAATGGTCTCGTATGAGGCCCTCACGCACAGCTCGACTTTCTTCTCGTCCGGCATGTCGTACCAGGGTGACATCTTGCAACGCATGAACCACACGAACAGGGCGTCACCGGACTTCAGCCTATCGCTACTGAACTCTGGGTACTCAAGAAGCTCCGGGTACTGGGCCTTCAGATCCTTCTTGCTTCCGGCCTTTGGCGCGAACACATAGAACCCTTTGTCGACCAGGATACTGTCGATCTCGGCACGTACATCGCGTGCGTTCAGAACTTCGCCGGCACCATCGTCTCCACGTACTTGAACTTGACCGTTCCCGGAACTCTCACCCGCTTGGTCACCTTCTTCATTCGTGGCTTGTCGATGTCCACCCTCAATGGAGGGTGTCCGTGTCCCATTGTCTTTGCGCATAGGTTTGAGTATGATACAGCGAACACAAGGTCATCGTTCGCACCCTTGATCTTGCAGGACCACTCGTAGCTGCTGTCCTCCTTTTCCTCCACTGAGATGTTCTTCACCTGGACCCAGAAGTCGTAGTGCCAGATGTTGTGTCCATGCTCACGGATCATCGCGATCGTGTCGTGGTACAGTTGTGACTTGCGTCCGTTCTTTCCTCCCTTCAGATCGATGCCGTACGTGTGCGTTCCGCCCTTGTAGTTGAGCGGGAGAACTCCACGGATAACGAGCGACTGTCCCAGATTGAAGCAGGGACCCTTCTTGAAGTCCACGTACTTCTTGCCGGCGTTGATCTCGACCAGCTCGTGACATGCCCTCTGTCCGTGGTTCCGGTAGTACATGCCCATCAGGATGCACTGAACGAAAAGCTCCTCCGGATACGGGGTCCTTGCGTTGAGTGTACATGCAAGTGTTTCGATCAGGATCCTGCCGTCGGGAGTGTCTTCCCATCGGCCTGCGCAGTCCCAGATGGCTGACGCGAAGCGCGATAGGCCACCGTCGTTCTCGATCGGGTCGGTTCCCTGGTAGTACCTTCCGGTCCACCCGCGCTCGGGCGGGAACATCATGCGGATCGGTGCGTCCGGATCATCCGGCATAGGCTCCCAGATCACGTCCTTGACAGGGTGCTCGAACCATCCACCCGGAGGGATTGTCACGTTCGTATCGAACACTGGAACGAATCGTCCGGTCTCAGGTGCCATGCCCTTCATGTGGCACTCCTTGGCGATACGCTCCATCTGCTTGACGATCACCTCAGGGGGGACCATCGTCCTGTGGGAAGTGAGGAACGCGTCGTCCGGGGTAGACGGATAGTGGGCCTTGAACAGCGAGAGCCTCTCGGTCATCGAGAGCCCCTTGGTCTCCTCGGTCTGACCGCGCAGATACTTCTGCTTCTGCATCTCGTAGAATGCGCGGTTGATACCGGGGCGGCAGGTCCAGTTGAAGAAGAGCGGGATCCACCCGTAGGTGTCAGCTCCAGAGTTCCAGGCGTCCAGGATACCACGGAAGTCAGCCTCGAAGGCACCCTTACCAGAGGTGTTGGACGATCCCGTTCCCCATGCGAAGATCTGGCGCACCATACGGAAGGTACCTTCGACCTCGTCGAACTGGTACATCGTAGGGTCCGCCTCGGCCTTGATGGTCTGATAGGTCCAAATCTGCTGGGTCTCGTCGAAGTAGATCTGCGACGGAGTGAGACCGTTGATAGCCTGTGTGTCCTCGGATCCCTTCAAGTCGAAGTAGGATGCATCCTTCTTGCGATCCATCTTCCCTTCACCAGGGTCGAAGTCGATCACCACCTGTTCGCGGGACCAGTTGCCGCTCTTGTCGGCCTCCTTGGTAATCCAGTTCGGAAGGTGCTGCCAGGTGTTCTTGAACTTGTCCTCGAAGAGAGTCTTGCCTGTGCCTCCCTTGTCATGGGTCACGAAGACCCCTTTGTACGACTGACGGACCACAGCCTCAAGGGCTGCGATCGCGAGCATGGTGGAGGTAATGGCAGCCTGGCGACCCTTGACCAGGTCGAAGGAATTGCCACGGTCTACGATGAATGCCAGGAACGCCTGCGGTGTCGACGCCTTGTACTTGCGCCTACCTCCAGCCTTCCCATCCTCCTTGATGGTGATGTATTTGTTGAGCCCGTACAGCTTGTTGTCGGCGATCCGACCAAGCTCTCGCTGAACCCAATCCCACTGCTCCTGGCCAGTGTAGTCGGAGTAGTCAGATGGGTCTTCCTCCCAACGGCGCGACTGCTCGCAGTACAGGTAGAACTCCTCGTACGGTATCAGCTGATCAAACTGCGGGATGTGGGACGAGATGAATGCCCTGAAGCGCTCGTCCATGTCGCACGGATCGAGCGGACGCCACATGTCACGGGTGATCTCGACTCCCTTATACTTGGCAACCCACTCCTTGGGGATCTTGTCGAAGTACGCGCTCCCCTCCAGCTTCTCGCCCTTCCGGTTGACCGGAGTCTCGAACAGCCACAGGTGGGCACCGTCATCGAATCCGGCCGTCACTGCGGACGAAACGGTCACACGCTTGGCCTTGACCAGCAGGTCTCCAAGACCCGTGGACCGTACCGACTGCTCCTGCTTCGTGTCGAGTGAGACGCCAGCGGCAGCCAGATCCAGAAGCAGGTTCGCCCCGGACTCGCGTATTTGGTTGCGCCCGTTGATAGCTACAAATGTAAGACAATTCGCTGATAGTCAGTTTGTTCGTACATTCGCAGCCATGTGGACGATAGACATGGTTGGAAGCGGGTTCGCGGACCCGAACAGGAGGCTCGTAACGGACTTCGTACACGATGGCACCTATGAAAAATTCGTAGTCATCGTGTTGATGGATCGAGAATAGTACTACTTTTGCAGACCTATGGTACACTTGCACTGTACATCCAAGAGTTTCACGCCTACCACACCAGCTGTGGTATTTACAGGATCGGCCCATGCGGTGCAAGCGCAGGGCCTTTCCGACTTTACGGCCACACCGGTTTCAGGCTCCACCGGGCAGCTCCGCGTCCAGACGTTTGCGGGTAGCTGTGAGATAAAAGGAGGTAGGACTCAAGTTTACTCCCGCAACCCCTGCTCTGACCTCACCGTGTCAACAGGCAACTGCAAGCTGGCTGTCATGGCCATCCGGGAGATCCCTCGCAGGGAGGGTGGAAGAACTAGCAGGACGTAGCTCTCTTCCCTGGACAGGAAGATCTCAATCACTGCGAAGCGGAATGCTTGCAGGGAAAGACGGTGTGTGTGGTAATACCAACAGGAAACATGAAGTGGTTTTTGGTCGGCAAGCGGGTTCCAGAGGACGAGAAGATGGTCCTCCTGTGTTACATCAAGGGTAGGCCAACTCGTCGTGGTAACACAGGCAAGTTCCTGACTGAAGGATACCGACGAGAGATCCAGGGTCACTCGTTTGATCAGGCAACAAAGGAATGGACCACGTATGGCACCGGCGAGTACGAGTGGTATGACTACACGGATCGGCTCTTGTCTACCGAAGAAGCCAGGTCATCACAGAATGAGGTGACCCACTGGTCGGAGCTTCCAGAGAAACCCTAAGCCAGCTCGATCTTGACCCCGATCGGGTTCTTCCCCCAGTGGCCGGTGACGATGGCCCGCTTACTGACGTTGCCGTGCTTGAGCGAGATCCAGGTTCTGTCCTTCAGGGTGAAGGGGCCCTGGTCCCACAGGTAGTACCCGTTGCAGAAGCAGTCCTCGTCCACCTCGACGACGATCCTCTTCTTGCCGTCGGCGGTCTCCTCTGTGATCTTGATGATCCGTCCCCTGATCCCCTTACTTGCGTCTACGTGGCTCACGGTTCATTTTGATGCGCTCGTTGACCACGGCGGCCTTCATGGTCTTCAGCTTGTCTATCGCCTCATCGATCTCGATGGCCGCGTACGTGTACACCTTGGAGAATTGGGGGTCCATCGAGATCCGCTGTACGGCGGTCATGGCCTTGACGAATGAGTCCACGCAGTCTGGCGTGACGATCGTGTCGGCGTTGATCTCCCGTGGCCCGGACGGTCTACTGATCAGGTCCCGGAGCATCGGTGGCTTCCAGCTTTGAAAGGGTCTCCTTGATCACTTCGGCGGTCCAATACTGGCACCCGCCGGCTGACAGGACCCTCTTGATAGTCATGTAGTCGATCCCGGTCTGCTGGGCCAGCCCGTAGGCGGACAGGCCACGCTTCTGCATCCTTCCCAGGACGTGATCGCGCAGCCTGTCCAGGTGGACCTGCTTTTCAGCGTCGGTTACCACACCGCGCTCCGGGTACTGCTTTCGCCTCGACATCGATACAAATGTAAGAATTTCTTCTGATGTAAGGAAATCTGCTTATGTTTGGCCCCGCCATGAGAACAGTACACCTCGCGATCACCGACTGGATGTGCGCAGCACAGCGGGCGGCAGAAGAGTTCCTCCATCCGAACGACCGCGTCCGCGCCATCTGGTCCTCGTTCCCGTCCGGGTGCGAGGAGCACATCAAGGTCGTAGGCCCGGTGAGTGGCCACCACGTTCGGATCAACGCAAGGATCCAGACGAACGGAGAACTGATGAGGTTGTTCCTGGCCACCGATGCAGTGCGCAGGATGGGGGCCAAGAGCGTATCAGTGTTCATTCCGTACCTGCCGTACGCCCGCCAGGACAGGGTGTGCAATCCAGGGGAGGCCCTGTCGGCGTCGGTCATGGCTAAGTTGATCAATGCGCAGGGGTACACGAGCGTGATGTCATTGGATCCGCACAGCGATGTGATGCCGGCGCTGATCGACAACTACACGACCATGCGGTTCGTCGGCCACGTCATGGCTGCGAAGGCCGCGTATCCTGACGCTGTGTTCTGCGCACCAGACTTGGGTGCCATGAAGCGCGTGGACCTGATGTCGGCCGCAGTTGGCAACACCAATGGCATCTGCTTCACGACGAAGAGGAGGGAGGACGGAAAAGTGATCCCAGGTGCGATCATGGGAGCAGACCTACTCAATAAGGATGTCATCATCGTCGACGACATCTGCGACGGAGGAAGGACGTTCATCGAGCTGTCCAAGAAGCTGAAGTACGCCGGAGCCCAGAAGGTCATCCTATGCGCCACGCACGGCCTCTTCACGCACGGCCTAGACGTATTGCTGAACGACGGAATCGACGCCATCTACACGACCAACTCGTTCATGCTCGACAGTATCGACGAATCACGCATCAACCGCACAGAGATATGAAAGCGCTCAACCTGACAGACGGATACAAGGTGGGACATGCGCCCATGTTCCCGGAAGGAACGTCGCTCGTGTTCAACAACATGACATCAAGGAGCAGCCGCATTCCTGGTGTCGACTACAACATCTTCTTTGGCCTCAAGTACTACATCAAGCGCTACCTGATAAAGGAGTGGAATGAATCCTTCTTCGGGGTTCCGAAGGCTGACGCGGTCGCTGCCTACAAGAAGCGCATCGACGCGTACCTTGGGCCCGACAAGGTATCGATGAAGCATATCGAAGAGCTGCATGATCTAGGATACCTGCCGATCACGATCATGGCGCTGCCTGAAGGATCAAAGGTCCGGACAAAGGTCCCGTTCCTGGTGACCTACAACACGCACCCGAGCGCCTACTGGCTGCCGAACTACCTGGAGACCCTGATGTCTGTCACCCTGTGGCCGATGATCACGTCAGCAACTACGGCGTTCCGGTACCGGCAGATCCTGGAGGGGGCCGCAGAAATGAGTGGCGGCGACAAGTTCTTCGTCAAGTTCCAGGGCCACGACTTCTCGATGCGCGGGATGTTCGGAGTGGAGGCCGCTATCATGAGCGGTGCCGCGCACCTGACATCGTTCCTTGGGACCGATACGTTCGCTGCGCTCGACTTCTGTGACGAGTACTACGGAGGTGCAGACGGATACTCGGTGCCGGCCACAGAACATGCTGTCTGCTGCCTTGCATCAACAGATTATGCAGAAGAGGTGCTGGAGGTTGAAGAGGAGTACGACGAGGCGTCAGGACAATGGAAGTGGGTCAGGGATCTTCCTGCCCTTCCGAAGGTTGTCTAATGCCCATAGCGGCCTTTGGTTGCTGAAGTGAAAACACCTTCTCTGGCCATCCTCGGTAGACAGATCAAATGAGCAGCACGGTATCACATGATCAACATGCCATCCACGGTATCCGTAGTTATCCCAGGACATCCCTTCGGTCCATTGGGACTGAATGTGGTCCCTGAACTCGGACGGCGTACATCCAACGAGGCTGAACGTATCTGCCGTCTTCAGTCTTCCGTTAAGGACGTGACTAATCCTGCGGCGAAGGTTTCTCTTGATCCTGAACACAGGGTCACTCATGAGGTTCCTTTCCCACTGTTTCTTGTAGGCCGCTATTTTGGATTTGTTTTGAGCCCTGTACGATACATCATACTGGCTCTTTTTGTCCTTGTTGGATGCGGCGTACTTTCGCCTTCCAGATCGCATCTTCTCCAGGTTTGCTATGTAGTGCCTTCTCCTGGATGCGCAGAATGCCTCCTTATTGGAGTCCCTGTAAGCCTTGTTCAGTGCGTTCGTACAGAGCTTGCATTTGGAGTTCCTTCCGTCCGGGAACCTGGAGTTCACTGGAAATTCGTCAAGAACCTTTCGATCCTTGCATCTGGAGCATATCTTTGTCCCGATCATAGGGTCATGTTAACGACAGCAAAAGTATGAAGAAAACACGGACAAGGAAACTCTCTGAAGAAGAGAGACTTACAAGAGGGGAATTTCTCCACTTCAAGCGCCTGATCACTGAGGTACATCCGTCCGGGATCATCAGCATCGTCAGCGACACATGGGACTTCTGGAAGGTGGTCACCGAGTATCTGCCGGCCCTGAAATCAGAGATCATGAATCGTGAAGGCAAGGTGGTGATCAGGCCAGACAGCGGGGATCCGGTGGACATCCTGTGCGGATACCATCTTCCTGGTACTAGAACCTTTACCAAGATGACCCCAGAGGGCAAAGGGCTCATTGAGTGCCTATGGAACACCTTCGGAGGTACCGTGAACGAGAAGGGATTCAAGGTTCTCGACCCGCATATCGGTGCCATCTACGGAGACAGCATCACCCCGGAGCGTGCCCAGAAGATCGTCGACAGGCTGATCGCGAAAGGGTTCGCCAGCACCAATGTCGTGTTCGGCATCGGCAGCTACACGTACCAGTATGTGACCCGTGACACCTACGGCATGGCGATCAAGGCCACCTACGGAGTGGTGAACTACAAGCCTCGCGAGATCTTCAAGAAGCCGAAGACCGACAATGGTGGAAAGAACAGCGCCAAGGGGCTCCTGGCTGTACACCACGACCACGATCACGGGTTCCTATTGCAGGAGCAGGCATCATGGGAAGATGTTCACGACTGCGCCTTCGATGTGGTGTTCGCTGACGGGGTGATCACTAGGGCTGGAAGCATGAGGGAGATCCGCGAACGCATCGACTCCTACTTCAAATGATCAACGAGATCAAGGGTGACCTTCTCACCGCGAAAGGCATCATCCTGCACGGGGTTAATACCCAAGGCGTGATGGGATCTGGTGTGGCGCTCGCCATCCGGAACAAGTGGCCCAAAGTGTTCACTGAGTACTTGAAGCATGTTGCGTCCAAGAGACCTGGAGGCCACTTGCTTGGTGACGTTCAAGAGGTACATCTGTTCGGCAGCGACAACACGATCGTCATGAACTGCTTCACGCAGGAGTTCTACGGAAAGGACGGGAGGAAGTATGCGAGTTACGATGCGATGGATGCGTGTATGCAACAGGTAGCCGTCTTGGCTGCGATCGACGGAACACTTGCGATCAACTTCCCATTGATCGGATGCCACCTGGGTGGCCTCAACTGGAACGTGGTCCGAGAGATCATCGACTTCAGGATTCCTGATACCTTTGAGAAGAATCTCTGGAAACTATGAGCGAATGTCCGGTGTGCAAGAGGGATGGTCTGAGAAGCAGGCCACAGTTGATGGAGGAGACCGAGCAAGAGGGGCCCCTCCTCAGGATCAACGATGACGACGGCTATCACTTCCACGATCGAACCGTATCGATCAAGGTGTTCCAGTGTACCAACGGCCACGAGTGGATCGAGTCCACGACATCCGGATGCCGGCACTGCGAGACCCTGGACAATACGCAGGTCATAGCTTGCGAGAATGAGAGTCAACAGCCACAACACTGAGTTCGGGTACGAGCTGATCGCTACGCTCCCGTACGCGTACTACCACTTCCTGAACGGGACCCTGGAGGGGACCATCAGTGGCCCAGGTAGCGAGCCACTATACTGGTTCTCGCCGGACCACCAGATCAATCCGAAGCAGCGCAGCTTCGAGGCCACGAATGAGGCGGTGAAGGAGATCCCCAACATGAGGATCCATAAGCCAATCCTCGACAAGGACAAGTGGCGTCCACCTCCGCTGAAGGAGCACTTCTCGGCCGACGCGATCACGTTCGAGAAGCCTACCGTATGCATCTGCAACCGCTACAATAGCGAGTGGGGTCGTGGCCCGATCAACTACTTCGACCTGCCGACGCTGCGCAGGTTGTTCGACATGCTGATCCCGGACCACACGGTCGTGTACGTGAACGTGCGCGGGAACGAGGAACTTGAGGATACGGCCCACTCGATGGACCTTGGAGACTACGACATGATCGCCAGGGAGTACCCTGAGGTCGTGTTCATGAACGACCTGGTCGACTCGCATGGGGGCGACTTCAATGAGGTACAGTGCCGAGTGTTCGCCGGCTGCGAGCGATTTATCACCATGAACGGTGGCCACTCGATCCTGTGCAGCTACTTCGGGGGCGAGAACATCATCTACTCCAAGGAGTGCCGAGAGCTGTGGCCCAACATCAACAGCTTCAACAACTGGTACCCGGACCTGGGTGGATCGATCATAAAGGTTGTACATACATACGACGACCTGTGCGCCATCGTGTTCTCCAAGTGGGTGGCCAAGGATCCGCTGATCAACATCCTGGTCCGATGCCACCGCAGGGAGCAGGGGATCGAGAGGCTGTACAGCAGCTTGAAGGGTCAGCTGTACCGCAACTGGAACGTCATCGCGTCGTACCATGATGACGACACATTCAGGTTCATCTGCAAATACCCGTTCTACAAGGTGCGCGTGCATCCGTACGCAGTCGGTGCACCACCAGGTGGGCCAGACTACGCGGCACCACTGGCTGCCAACAGGTACCTGAATGAGCTGGCCAGACATGTGCGATCCGGGTATGTCATGTACCTGGACGACGACGATATCATTGCGCCGAATGGCCTGGCCAACATCGCCAGCGAGCTGCATCCTGACCAGACGACGATCTGGAGGACCATGTCCGGACAGAAGCTGATACCGTCAAACGAGAATTGGGGCAAGATCGTGGCCGGCGATATCAGCGGGATCTCGTTCGCCTTCCATTCGCAGCACCTTGGGTCGGTCGAGTGGGAGCCCTGGCGCAGGGGGGACTACCGCGTGATCAGGGATCTGGCCAAGATGCTCGATATCAACTGGGTCGACAGGGTCAATACGATCATCATGAAGTCCCCTCCGGAGAGAGGTACGGCCGCCTACATAAACAGGAAGGCCGAGGAGGACAAGGCCAAGTTCGACCGGATCAGGGCAGAAGTGGCAGAGAGGATGGCAAACAAGAAAAGCCCCTCTCAGGGCTGATCTCGGCCTTGTCGGGCAGGATCCTTAGGAACCGAGCGTTCCGTCCGCGTTCAGCGTGATGGCAGCGGTAGTCGCGTTCAGGGCGGTAGCGATGGTAGCCTGAGCGGTGGCGATAGCGGCCTCGCTTTCCATAGCGAAGTCGGCCACCTTCAGGGTCCCACCGGGGCCATAGAAGGACAGGTTGTACACCGGTCCACCCATGATCGGGTACAGGGAGCTTCCACCGTCCACGATCACTCCGTCGTACGGGGTGGTCGGAGGATCGGTGTCGGGGACATTCAGATAGGGGATACCTACCGGGGCGATGACGGTGCCTTTCTGGGGCGTGGCGAAAGCCGTATCAACGACCTGGCCGGTGGGTGCGAAAGTGATTTCCATGTAACGTTCTCTCGTTTGAACATGCGAAGGTAGGAAATTTTCCACCTGAGTATCAGCGAGTTGACCTGTGAGGCGAAAATTCCTCTTGCATTACTCAGAGATACCTCTTACACTTGCATCCTCCAATCATGGAAACAGTCCAATTCGACACCGACCTCCAGGGCCTACCGGACCTGATCGAGAGCCTTGTGACCAGTCACGGCAAGGCGACTATCGCCATTGCCGTACTTCCTGGACCCAATGGAACGTACCACGTCCTCCTCACCCGCAAGTACAAACCCAACAACTCATGAACACCATCTGGCTAACACTGCTCACTGCGGCATTCCTGTGGAAGTTGCGCAAGGACAAGAAGACCGCAAAGGACGTTGAATCTGCGTTCGAGTACTGGGGAGGCTCCCAGCAAGAGTTGTCGAGGTCGATCAAGAAGCAGATCACAACCCTGTCGAATACGGCCGGAACCGTCGATGGTGCCATCGTAGCGCTGCACGACACGCTGGCCGACGAGGTGAAGAAGCTGAACGAGCGGATCGACATCGCCCAGTTCGTGAAGCCGAACGCATTGACGAAGATCGACCAATGATCACGTACCTGATAGCGCATCTGGTCGTTGCAGTGATCTCGTACGGGATCCTGTGCTACCTGATGGATGCCCCGCACAATCGCAGGTATGAGGTAGGCCACAAGCGGATCAAGCACCTGAAAGACCTGTCACGATGAGCAAGAGTAACCCACGCAGCCCAGGAAGGGCGGCCCGTCGCAAGAGCAAACGGGTCATCGAGAAGAAGCACACGTTCGGCGAGGTGGTAGCGGCCATGAACGACAAGGTCGTCTACACATTCGAGGACGGCCCGATCGCCGGCAAGTCGATGACCGGGGCACAATGGAAGCAGTTGCTCGCCGTGAACGAGCGCATCATGAAGGAGAAACCGGAAGGAGTACCGATCGAAGAGTACGTAAAACAGGTCATGACAAATGAAACGAAAGATGATGGCGCTGCTGTTCCTGACAGCGCTCCTGTCGGGGTGTGACCCTGAGCCGTTCCACGGATACCTGGTGGCCAAGGAGTATACACCTGGGCACATGTGTCACGATGGCACAAGGACTTATTCGTACGCATACGTACCGGTCGTGGTCGTACATCATCACGTATGGAAGTATCCGGAATGGAACTGGTTCATCGCCAATCGTTCCGGTGTTCGATGCGTGCGCGTAGATAGCGCAACATTCAATACCAGAATGTGCGGAGACACGCTTACGCTTTCGCTATGAACATCAAGGATCTGATCAAGATGGCTCACGCGAACGCAGTGGCCAAGGGCTTCTACGAGCGCGAGCAGAACGTAGGCGAGCGCCTGATGCTCGTGGTCAGTGAACTGAGCGAGGCGCTGGAGGCTGACAGGAATAACAGGAGGGCATCTATTGGTGCCTTCGACATAGAGGTACGTCCAACCATGCTCAAGGTGGATGAGCGCGGAGAGATCGTGCAGCGCATTGAGAGCCCTATCTTCAAAGAGGCGTTCACTGAGCACATCAAGGACACCTTCGAGGATGAGCTGGCCGATGCAGTGATCAGGATCGCCGACATGTGCGGAGCGATGGGTATCGACCTGGAGCGCCACATCGAGCTGAAGATGGCCTACAACGAAACGAGGCCGCACAAGCATGGAAAAGCATATTAGGGCCGTCGATGAGATGGTGATGATTTTCAGTGAACAGTATATTGATTACCGGACATTCTGGAGCGAAATGAAAAAAGAGGAGTCACCTGACCAGAGGCTCAAGAAGCTGTTCGCAGAGGAGAAGATCTCTGCCGACAAGTACTCTGAGATGTTCGGGAGCTGCACACATCGTGACGTGGATGACCTGGTCAGCAGGAATCCACTTCCGATCAGAGTTGCCGAGTCGAAGCCATTCGACATCATCAGCGCGATCGATATGAAGATCTATGCGTTGGCCCTGGATCCGCAGTCTTTCTACCTCATGATGGGTGCAAGGAATATCCATGAACTCGCCAGTGAGCTTGATCGTCGCGGTATCGTGCGAAAGAATCATGGAAACGTTGGCGGAAAGATCATGTACCATGGATGGGAGATCAAGCCGGCTCCTAATGGATACAGCGACAGGCACCTGGAGATCGTCGCAAAGGATGAATACAGGTACCTGGTTGATGTCAATGGACGCAAGTACGACTACGGATACCCGGTCAACATGTACATGCCATCAACAAGGACCAAAATATGAACAGCACAGCAAGGGAGGCCAGGAACGCAGCGCTTGAGCGCCATCGCCTGGAGTTGAAGCAGGCCAAGGACGAGTACATCTCCAATGTGAAGGTGTGGGCATCCGTAGCGCTGGCAGCCGGCGTAGCGATCGGGTACCTGCTGTCGTTTCGATCCAGCCACGTCATGGAGCTTCCGGAGCCCGATCAGATCGTCGTTGCCTATACGCACGACCAGACCTACGTGGCCTACCTGGACTCAAGCTGGGAGTTCAGGTCGTACGCTGACGGCCTTCCGATCGGCCAGGTGATCAGCTGGGAGGACCAGTGATCAGGAGGTGAAATATGTTCCACCGAAGATGAACGTGCGATAGGATCCGGATGCGAACGTACCAGTGCTCTTGATATCGAACCCGGTATCAGCCGCGTTCCGCATCACGAAGAAGCCCGTTGCATTAGCGAGCGAGCCGGTGGGCGTACTCAACAAGCGTACGTTGTCGCAACTGTACAGGCGAACGCTGGCACCCGTGAAGCCTGATGGTATCGCGGGTGTCGGGAATTCAGTGGGGAAGGTCAACACTACGTTCGTTACGGTAGTTCCGGTGTTGGCGTACGTCAAGCTGATCTGCCACGACACCTGGTTGCCGACCTGTGTATAGAACTGCCTGAGTGACGACGCTCCAGACGGGGCCGCTCCGGCTGTCCATGTGATCGTTCCAGTGTAGGCCGCTTCCGGACCCTCCTTCAAGTTCACCAGTGCCGCCGTTCCGGATCCAGTGAACTGGATGGTCTTGTCCGCTGCGCTTGTCAGGGCTGCGATAGCCGCCAGCTCTGGGTCCGCGATCGTGGTGGCGTTACCTACCGACGTGACCGGGCCGGTGAGGTTGGCGTTGGTGGTAACGGTTGCCGCGTTCCCGGAGATGTTGGTCTGGTCCCCGGTATTCGTTCCTGTACTTGTACCTGACCCGGCCGGAGCGCCGATAGCGGCAGGTGTAATGGTTGCCGTGGACACGGCGGTCAACCTCCCCTTGGCGTCATAGGTGATGACCGGGACGACCGAAGCGCTACCCGTCGGCCCACCAGCCGTGATGACGGAGGCGAGCGTAGCTGCCTGCGATCCACTTCCAGGCCCAGCCGTGACATCTCCAGTGAGCTGGGTGATCCCGGTATCGGTGTCCGGAGGAACTGCCCAGGCCCCGGTCTCGTCCAGGAACTTGGTGGCCGATGGTACTGCGCCGGCCGCCGGCACGACTCCCTTCTTGAGAGCACTGAACACGGGCAGATTGGTGGCCGTTGACTGCGCTCCAGTAGGGGTCGTCCAGTCGAGGCCACCGTCGTTCTCGATGATGAGCCCGTCGTCATCGGCATTGTGGAACTGCCCAAGGTCCCCAGTCTTCGTGGGGTCCACGTTCTGGAAGTGGCCAGCGGGTGCCGTTATCGAGTCGTTCAGTCCGAATACGGCGTACCCGTCGTTCACCGATGCGTTGACCCCGTCGCCGGTGGAGCTGTTGTAGAATGCGCCGGCCGGCCCGCTCCCATTGCTGAGTGCGTTCACGGCGGGCAAGAAGGCAACGTCGGACGTGGCCAGCAGAGCTGATCCGGAGCCTCCTGTATTGGCCACTGACAGGCTTCCGTCAGCGCCGAACACAGGGACCTTCCCGGAGTCGGCCGTACCGTTCCCGCCGGCGGACGTCGCCAGGCCGTCCTTGATCAGCCTACCGGTTACCCCGTCGAACTGTACGATGTGGCCATCTACGGCGGATGCCGGTCCAACGACGTCTCCTGTCCCAGCTGTCGGTGTTACCCATGTGATGTTGCCGGCCCCATCGGCGGTAGCCACCTGGCCTGCGGCGGCTGCCCCGGACGACAGGAGGGTGAGCGCGTTGCCCTGGACGATCAGTACCCCTGGGGTAGGCCCGAACGTGTTCCCGTTCAGCGACAGGATCCCGGTGATGGCTCCCAGGTCAGAGACGACGATGACCGAGTTCTGGGTCAGCTTACCGGTGGTGCCGTCCCATCGGACCAGTGCGTTGTCGGTGCTCGACGCGGGACCGACCATGTTGCCGCCGGTCGATGCCGGCGCGGCGGTCTCCTCTCCGATCAGCCCGTACGGGAGATACTTGTAAGCGGTCTGCCCGGTGCCGACCTTGAACTTGAACCTGCGGGTGTTGGTGGCCTGGTCGTACTCACCCGGAACCTCGATCCAGATGTCACCCGATGGCACTGGCCTTGGGTCGAAGTTCAGGACGAAGATCGTACCGGTGCGGGTTGCCATACCGCAAAGGTACCCACTGTCAGCAGAACAGAACCATCAGAAGGATCGCTACCGCAGTGGCGAACCCCTCGTTGATGAAGAGGGTCATTCGTTTCATGGGTCCAGGTAATCGAGATCAAAGAAGAACGATGTGGAGTCCCCGTTGTCAGCAGGCGCGAAGCGCACCTTGTGAAGTGGAACCGGACGGATCAGGATGAACTGGTCCTGCACGCTCTTCTCGTGGGAGACGTGCATGATCTCGGTGTGTACGAAGCCGGTGTCGATGAAGTACCCGATCAGGTAGTCACCGGGCTTCAGGTTGAAGGCGTTGTACTTGCGGAACTCGTACGCCTTCGGATCGCCATAGGAGTCCATGTCCCTGATCACCAGGATGCACTTGGAGGTAGAGTCACCAACCAGGTGGCTCCTCATCAACCTCTGGGCGCACGAGTCCAGGCAGAAGAGAGCAACGATGAACGCGATCCAGTATTTCATCCTCGTTTTTTCTGACAGGAGACCTTCTGATAGATCTCCTCCTCACAAAGGTAGCCTCTGGATGGTAGAACGGCAATGAAGTTCGACGGGGCTCGTGTATCAATAGACGAGCGGGCGGGATCATGTGGAACTCGTCCTCCCACATGATCCCGAAATCCGTCAGCTGGTATCCGATCGATGCAGCCGCCAGGGCCACGAGGATCAGCTCATGAAAGCGCATAGGCTGCGCAGGTCGACACAATGGCTACCGCTGCCCACCAGATGGGTCTCATTATGGCAGGCTCGTACGTACTTCGGTCTACGTATACGCGATTCCTGCCCATAGTGGCCCGCTGATCGATAGACTCTGCCAGCCACAGGATGAGCGAGAACCCGGCCACGCACAGGAGGAACAGTCTCAGTGTCCCCATGACATGTACCAGAATATGGCCCACGCTATGGCTGATAGCCGCAGGCTGATATTGGCCTTTGACACAGCAACATTGCTGTGCTCCTTGATAGCCACAGCCAGGTTGCCGACGTAGTTACCGGATAGCCACAGGGCCACGGCCAGGGCAAGCGCTTGAACGATGTGGTAGGTCATCAGTCCTTGAGGTTTGCCGCGATCTTGCGGACGGTTTCATTGGGAACGGTCGTGCGTCCAACGGTGATGGAGCCCTTGTTGAACTTGACCGTGTGCTCAAGATCGCGGCCAATGCGCGGCTCTGTGATCTTGGTGACAGGCTGCAACACCGTGCTCTCCAGGCGACGGAGGAACTCGTCCGGCGTCAGAAGGTTATGCTTGACGTGTGTGTGGCCGACCTGGAGTGGGCAATAGCATGTCGGGTCCCAGTGTACCGACACGCTATTCAGGTAGTCGGATCCGTTCTCACCCGCGAACTTCCTGTCGAGAAGCCCGAGTTCGGCGGCCCTGTCGGCGATGGCGGCGAGCATTGCCCCTGATGCCTTCACGGCGTCCTGTGGCTGGAGCCCGATGGGTGGCGGTGCCAGGGTGATCACTTCGGACCACTTGTTGAACATTCCGGAGTAGGCGAACAGTTGTGTGCCCTTGTTGTCGAGGCCGACATCGATAGCCCCGCCACTCGTTGTCCTCCAGTACGAGGTGGGCATGACCACGCCGTACCTGTCGGGAACCGATGCGCACTTGATCGTTGCTCCAGGTACAATGCCCCTGGACTTGGCCTCATCGATCTTGCTTTGGCTTACCATGTGTGTGTTGTTGGTTTCTTGGTTTGGGTAGACGTTGCATCCGTCGCACTTGATCGTCTCATCCAGCTCAACAAGGGCGGTGGTGACTCCGTTCTTCCGGCGATAGACGACCCCGTCGTACCGATAGATCACGGGTCCGTATTCATCCGGGTGCGCAATAGGTCCACTCTTGGTCCTGTCGACGACACCAGGAAGCACCTTGCGCCTGCCGGCCTGAATATCTTGCAGTGCCCCAAGGTCACTGATGATGTCGCGCATCTGTTGACGAGTGCTATCGTCCATGTGCCAGGCGTCGTTCGGAAGCTGTTTCCGTTGTTTGCGGATGTAATGGACCTTCTGTCGCAGGTACTCGTTCAGACTCATGCCCGCAAATGTAAGCGCCATTTCTGATAGTGCAAGTGCTAAGTGATGGATGGTTGGACCGGGCCGAGGTTCCATCCGTTCAGTGTGGCCACCTCGTTCTCCAGGTTCCGGTACCGGGTGGCTGGCACGAACTTCTTGGCCTCGTCATCCAGGCCACGGATGAAGCAGACCGACAGGCGGCCGACCGTTCTCTTGGCGATCGGGTTCTTGTCCCACCTGAGGTACCTCTGGTAGGCTGCTCGTGATACTGGGCTCATCGTACCAGCTTTTTCCAGATCCATGTGATAGCCTCAGCCGGCCACACGACAAGGCACCATAGTGGCCAGGTGGTAGCCATGAGCAGAGGGATGTCGATCCGGTGCCTCATCTTGTTCCCGAAGTCATCCTCGCCCCCATCCAAGAGGATCTCCTGCACGCCATAGGCGAACACACCAAGGGAGGCGGTGGCCCAGGCTGCGATGATCAGTGTGTCTATAGTCATGTGTATCGTTTATGCCCGCAAATGTAATACAACTCCTGGGATGTGTTTCGCTTTGATCATGAAATTCGATACAAGCAGGTACCGGTATGGGGCGGATACCCCCTGGCTTGCCTGAAAAGGGGTGCCGGTATATCTGAATTTGGGGGACTCCCCCCCCCTTGCCCTCCCCCCTGGCCTCCCAAAAAGGGAAACGGGTCGCCTCGATCGGGGCCACAAAGTGAAAAGGGATCCTAGTCTGGGCCACCAATAACAGGTCAAACCTGATCACTGGCCACCTTGTCTCTGGCCACCAGTGTGTGAGGGGTGAGCCCTTTGAGGGGTGTACGTGTATGGGCACGCGTTTGAGGGGAAAGCCTTGACTGGTGGGCCTTTTAATGTCGTGGGCGTGGGGATAGTCCCCAACATGGCCACCACTACCCAAGATCAGCCACCAGATCACCACGCGCACGCGTTCACCTATTGTCCCCGAGAAAGGGCTTACACATAGTGATATGGCTATGTGTCTACGTGTTACCGGTCCAACAGCCTGATCACCAGCATGTTCTCTCTCTTGTAGTAGAGTGCTTCCATCCTTTGGGCGATGCCTTCGGCCCGCGCTATCCGCTCATAGTCCTCGCCCTTCGGGCTGCGGGCTATCCGCTCCTATCGCTATCGCATGGGCAGCGTGATCACCGTATCCGCGTGGCCGCTTACCTTTGGGGCATGGCCAGGCGCAAGATGGACAACTTTGTGATCGCCAAACGCAGGCGGCTCGGGTGGTCACAAGCGGACGTGGCCGAACGCATCGGGGTGAAGCCAGTGACCGTGGCCAGGCTCGAAGCCAACGTGCTTACCACGTCCATGTCTACGCTCCAAGCCTATTTGCAGCTACTTGGCTACAAGATGTCGTTCTGGCCTACAGTATCGCGGCCTCCAGGCGATCAAGCCACCTAGTCTGGCCAACCGTTCGTCCCGTTCCCAACCGTTCGTCACTGGAAATTAGGTCGGTGGCCATGCGGCAGCCTACACTTGCATCGCGTTCGGCAACAGTCACCCGTGAGGGCCACCAAGCTAGGCGTCGTTCTTTCACACGTAACGCACTGACCAGCAGCCACATGATGTGGTGCCGAAACTACTAGCCGCGATGGCCCGTAGGAAGGCCGCTGGGAACGGGACTGTACCGAGAAACACGGTGCGGTGTGACCTAGAGCGCGTTCTTTGACATCTTGGAACTATACCCCCTAGCAGGACGCGACCACCGTCACTACGTGGCCACCCGCTTCGATGCGGGATAGGGGGCGCAGGTAGAGCGCACCGTAATGCGCCACCGGGTATGGCTCCACCTCATGAAAGGGCCAGTGAGGCGATGCACGATAACGGAAACATCGCACAACCTGTTCAGCTAATGAAGCGCAACGTGGCGGAGTAATTAACCGCCAACGAGGTCCGGGAGCGATGCCCGGTGGACAGGCAGCGCATCACATTGCGCTATCAAGGCCATGGATATCAAGACAAGCGCTAAGCATAGCACGAACATGAAGACCGCTAAACTGAGACTGACTATCGAGGTGGAATACACCATGAACGGGGCATCCATCCAAGAACTGAAGGAGAATCTTGCCGCAGGCGCGGAATACCTTGCAGACGTGGGTAAGTTCACCCAAGACACCGAGGCCGAGGTAGAAACATGGGACGAGGAAGTGGTAGAAATGCCTTCAGGGCCCGACGCAGCTTGACCCTCAAAAGACGTACTGAGCCGTGGAGCAATACAGGGCCGCCCCGGGTGGGGTTTGACGGCGGGTTCGACTCCCGTACGGTCCACAATGTCCTCACATGGACATCCCCAAGCAATGTTCACACTCAACATCGGCCTCAACAGGCCGGACGGCGGAACCAATACCGTAGAACAGGTAATGGATGCGGTGCGAAGGACGTATCCGACCGACAGAGGCATCCACGCTCCGCTCACCTTTCACGGCCCGATAAACAGCAACACCGAACCGACGATGGTAGTGGAGGTTGGCGCTGCCGGGTGGAATGCCGTTGAAGAGACACTTGTCCACCGGTTGTCTGAAACCCTCGGACAAGAGGCCATCGCCGTGTACTGGAACCGGGGCGGCAAGGGCTACCTCGTTGGCCCGCAAGCTGAGAAGTGGGGCGAGTTCAACCCGCAATTCTTCCTGATGCCCGATGGCCGCACACTGAACGCACACCTTCAGCCGGTGAACCAAGGCTGACCAATACCGCGCCACCAAGGACGTAGCGCACCCTTCGCTGCCCGATAGGCGGGACATCTGGTTCGAGTCCAGACAGCGATCATCGCATCACATTGCGACCAACAGACAATGGCATGGCAACGAGTACGCCGTAGCTGCCCCATGTGCAGCACGACCAACGCGCCTATGGGACTCATGGGCACCATCATCCATTTCCGCTGCTACCAGTGCGGGATGATGTTCTACACCGAGAAGAAACCAACACCAGCAAAGCGATGAACCAGACATCCATGCTCCGTAAGGAGTTCAAGGTGGCCATCTTGTCCACCAACACCAATTCGTTCGGCCTGAGGCACGCCATCCTGATAGCTCGCGATGGCGAGGCTTTTGAGGCGTATCCGTCGGCCTATGGGTCCAACCCGGTACACCAAGGGCAAGTGGTCAGTGTCAAGTGCGACGAGAAGTACGGCCAAGCCATCCTGAGCACCACTGGTTGGGAAATGTGCAGGGCGACCGAGGATGCGCCACCTGAGGTGGTGGCGGAAGTGTGGAAGTAACAGCGCGGATGGTCCGAGGGCGGGGTTCGACTCCCTGCCCGCGCACAACGGCATCACATTGCCGTCCACTGACGAATGAATACCAAGGACCAAGAGCGGGCCGCAGCGCTGGCCCACGACCTTGACGGGCACCTGATAGACGGGTGCCTACGACTCGACCCCATCGACAAGGTGCCCACCTATGCACGGGTACTGATGGCCGAGGGCCGTGTATGCCTGTGCTCCACTATCGGGGCACGCTACGTGTTCCACCGGGAACTGGGGGCCTTCGTTGTAGTACCACGACTCACCCTGAACTGACTATGACGCACTACACACAGGTGCTCCGCGAAGAGCACGAACGCCGCAAGGCTGAACAGAAGCGGTCGCAACAGCGGCCCGACGACCAGACACTGGCCGACCAGTAGCCCGAACGGTTCACGCCGTGGTTCGATTCCACGGCGGGCACAAACCAATACAACCACAGAACAATGAGCACAGCGAAGGCGTACGCAGAGCACGCCGACAAGGTCCAACGTATGACCGCACTGCAACTGGCCCAGAACGTGGCCAAGGACATCCACAAGGCGCAGCACGGGTGCGACATCCCGCAGACGCATCTGGACGCCATCCAGAGGGCCTTCTACAAGGTCGGGCCACAGAAGCACATGCGGCTACTGAAGAAGGCTCCGAGCGCCATGAGTGACCCTCTGGCGTTCGCAGCGTGGAACGGGCTGCAACCGAACCCATTCAAGGTGTCCATCGGTGGGTGCCTGTTCCTTGACGCGGAGGCGTCGACGTTCGTGCGCGACCTGTCCACGGTGAAGTGGCCGGCGAGCTTCGACAAGGATATGAGCGCCCTGCGTGGTCTGGGCCTAATGTAATACCTGAACGGTGCCCCGGCCGGTGAGCACGCGTGCTGATGGATCGACACCATCCACCGTTCCAATACCCTCACATGGGTATACACATGAACAATGGAACAGAACGTTAATCGGGAGCGGATAGCCCGCATCATCCGGGAGCTTCAGGCGCGTACCGTTAGCAACGGTTGCACTGAGGCAGAGGCCATCGCGGCAGCACAGAAGTTGGACTCCCTTATCCGCGAATACAACATCACTATGGACGAGGCGTCCATCATGGGTGACCAGTACGGTGCCCGAAAGCGTCCGTACGCCACGGGCGTGAATATGAACAGGTGGCCTGAGGTGGTAAACTCGTGCTCCGTTGCCATTTCCGAGTTCACCGATACCAAGGTGACGAAGTGGTACAACGGCGAAATGCTATACTTCGGAACCGCCAAAGACACCGAGATGGCCTTCTACCTGTGCGACATGATACAGGGAGCTATGGAGCAGGCGTGGAAGCTGAAGCAGGCTGAATTGAAGCGCCTCAAACGAGATGGCGGTACCAGTATGCACGGTCGTACTCTGCGTGCCTCGTTCATGCTCGGCATGGGATCACGTATCGCCGAACGACTACGTCGCATGGTGGCAGAGCGAAAGGCGGCAGAGGGCAACTCATGCACGGCCATTATGGTCGTGAAGAGCAATGTGACCGTCCAGAAGTACAAGAAGTATCTGGGCGACCTTGGGGTGAAGCTGCGGACCACGACAAGCCGCAGACACGCAGGAAGCAGGGATGCCTACAACTCCGGTCGTTCTGCTGGAGACAATGTGAATTTCAATAGGCCGGTATCCGGTGCAACATCGAGCGCCAACAGGCTATCGTGAAGAAGGCGTGGAGCTATGGTACCCTTGCGCAGCAAGTAGAGCGCATTCGCGGTCGGTTCGATTCCCCCGGCTCCACCAGCGCATCACATTGCGCTACCATGAACCAATGACCAAAGTAGAACGGATGCACGACGAGAAGCGCCCCGACCGGTGGCTGTTCACGAAGGACACCTCCAATGTCGGTACATTCAACTCGTACGAGCTTTCCCTGTGCATGGATGACGGCACCGATACGCAACCGCTCAACGGCGTCGAGCCTCCAGAGGATGCGCCAGCAAACAGCGTGTTCTGGACCGTGTACGGCAGCGTGGATGGACGAGTGCAGGCCATCAGGGGCTTCAACAACATCCACGACGCGCTGAAGCTCTTGGTGAGCTTGGGCGTGATCACGTACGGCCAGCAGCAGTATGTGGAGACGGCATGGATGGAAGAGTCCGAAGATGTCCCCGTGGACTTCGAGACGGTGTCCGGTGTGCTGCGCGAGGCCCGCGACATGATCGAGGTGCTCACCGAGCATCTGGTACACTGCACGGCCACGGTGGGCGACATCGCCAAGGCCCGCAAGATGGTGGGGCGCATCGACGCACTCGACCTGTAAGCTGCAATGGTTCTCCCCCGGTTCGATTCCGGGGGCAGCACAGGGCATCACATTGCCCGCACATGAACAATGAACACGGAGGATATCAAGAAGATGGACATGCAGCAAACGTTCGACTTCATCGTCGAACACATGGCCAAGCAGAGGCGTCGGGCAATGGCACCAGCAACAGGGTGCGCCTATCGTGGACCGGGCGGAACAAGCTGCGCCGTCGGCTGCATGTTGCCGGATAATGTGGCCGTCAAGCTGGATTCGATGTTGAACTCCGGCGGCACATCATTCATACGCAACGATGATGTGTATGAAGCTGCGAAGGACTATCTGCCGGTGTTGCCGCAGAATTTCTTCGTGGACATGCAAACGGCGCACGATGGACCCGGCGAGGAATACGAACAGTCGCGCACGGTAGAAGGGGTCCAGTCGAGGCTCCGCGACCGGGCGAATACGTGGGGACTGAACGCCGACAAAGTGGCGCTGATCACCGAGTGGTCGTAGACCCGGCAGCCTGCAATGGAGTACTCAGGGCGGTTCGATTCCGCCCGCAGGCTCAAACCAATACCCAAAACAACATGGACATCGAAAGAACGAACAAGGACCGGGCGGCAATGGGTGCCAAGCTGGTCGATGCGTATGTGGCCGAACTTGGTGCCGACGACAACGCCAACACGGTTTGCGACATCTTGGCCGACCTGATGCACTACTGCGATACCAATGAGGCTCAGACGGACTTCGCTGATGCGCTGCGACGGGCACAGTCACACTACAACGAGGAAAAGTGATGTACACAGCGCACCACTCGATGACCCGGCACCAGTCCCAGCAGGACCCGCGCCGGACCAAATGGGACACCCTGTCGCTGGCCTGCCAGCTACGAGGCATCGCCATCACCAGGGGCTTCCGACGCGTTATCATGCACACCCCCGAGGGGGTCGTCGCTGAATGCAGGTCGATAGCAGAGGCGCTCGAAACATACCGGAACGACATAGCGTTCCACGGACTCCCTGTCATCGCTCAGGGCGAAGAATAGTAAGCGCGAACGGTTCACGTCCCGGTTCGATTCCGGGACGCGCACATGGCGTCACATCGCCATCAACGACAATGAGAAAGAACAGGATGACACAACGAGGGGCCAACCACCAGAATAACGCACTGGTGGCCACCGGCACGTACATGCAGCCGACCGAACGCCGTGGGATGCGCGTCCGCATCAAGGTAGCCCGGTTCGAGTACAGCGAGGTGGTTCCGTTCACCCCGGAGGACGAGAACTCACTGGATGTGATCTATCGGTGGGCATTCGACCACGGGTACACCATAACGTCGCACGGCATCATTACTCCGGTGGGTGGCTGTGCGGTGTACGCCTTCGTGCTGCGCACCAATACGATCACACGTCCCGGACAGGACCCTAACGCGTTCAAACACCCCAACGACTGATTCGGAATAGTTCATACATTTGCCGAGCTATGACCGTACTTCGTGAATGCCGTAACTTACAATAAGCCCGCGCCCCGTCAGGGATCCATTCGCTCGCGAACAGGTCATAGCACCTGTTCGGGGCGCGGCATGTAGAACAATGGACTGGCACGCATGGCAAAAAGTCACCCACCGGTCGCATGAAGGAGATCATGCGCAACCTGATCCGCAACAATGGCGATCTGGTCCTGTACGGAAAGCGCATGTCCTTCTGAGGGCGAAGTGAGCGGCCGCCCTTAACTATTCGTCACACAGATTTGGGGAATCGGAAACGGTTCCCCATTTTTGTGCCCACACACAAGGAACATGAGCAAGCTACCCGATGGATGCGCCGTACGCATCGACGATATGGCCGAGCGGATGGAGTTCATCCGACAGATCAAGGCCGCCGGGGCATCGATGACCTCGATTACCGCCGATGGAACGTATCCGATATTCATGCTGTGGGCAGCCGGCCTTTCTGGTGACTCCATCGAGAACTGCGCCAAGAACAGCAGACCTATGGTGACCAAGGAGCAGATGTTGGCCCATTTCTGCATCGGCGTCCATCAGACGGACGACGTGATACGGGTGGGCGATACCGTGGAAGTCATTGATAAGTCAGGGGATAGCAGGGCTGTGGTCGGACACATGGACATCGTCATTCGTGTCGGAGTGAACGGAGATCCGTCTCTGATAGAGATAAGCAACGGTGTGCGTATGTTTGCCGAACGCTTCAAGAAGATAAAGGCCGGTGGACCTGCATCCACCAAACAAACAACAACCCAACATGGGCAAGTATCTGGAAAGTCTGACAAAGGACAAGGCGGTGGTGGAGGCAGAGCAGTTCGCTCAGACGGACGCCGAGCAAGCGTTGCAACTGGACAGCGATATCCTGGCCACCCAAAAGGCGCTCACATCGGCGAAGCGCAAAGTGAACACGCTGAAGTCCGCCGTGCCGTTGTCCGGGGCGGCCATCATTGATGCGCTCGACGAGGTGGCCAGCTTGGAGAAGGGGCTGACCATGCTCAAAGAGCTGAAGAACGAGCTGTTCAGCTGATCAACGGGGCCACAGGCAGTCTTCCCGGTTCGAGACCGGGAGGCCCGCGAGGTACAATCCTCAACACACACACACACATGGCACAGGTAAGGACAGAGAAGATGCGGGTCACTCCCGCAATGGCACAGAGGTGGCTGCTGATGAACAAGCGCAACAGGCCACTGAGCCCCAAACAGGTAGGGCTCTACGCCAAGGATATGACCGAAGAGCGCTGGAAGATGAACGGTGAGTCCATCAAGTTCGCTGGACAGGACCGGCTGATCGATGGACAGCACCGATTGGCCGCCTGCGTGGCTGCCAATGTTCCGTTCGACACGCTCGTGTCCACGGGTCTCGATGCCGAGGCGTTCGATACGATCGACTGCGGACGCCGCCGTGGTGCGGCCGACACCTTCGCCGTACGCGAAGAGAAGAACTACGCGGCCCTTGCGGCGGCATTGGTCATCGTCAAGCTGTACGATGACGGGAACGTTTCCTACGGGTCGCGCCTGACCGCAGAAGGTGCCACCAACCAGGATTACGAAAAGTGGCTGGAGAAGTATCCGAAGATCCGTGAGAGCGTGGCCGTGGCCATCAATCACAAGACGGCCGTACTTCAGCCATCCATCGCAGCGGCGTGCCACTTCATCTTCTCACGGCACAGCCGAAGCGATGCAGACGCCTTCATGACGTCCCTGCTGACAGGGACCGGTATCACCCGTGGAAGTGCCCTCCAGAAGCTGCAAGCGGTGCTGATCCAGAACGCCTCTTCCAGCAAGAAGATGTACCGAGGGGAGCTGCTGGGTCTCACTATCAAGACGTGGAACGCGTTCCGTGGGAAGAAGAACATCCAGAGGATGCGTTCTGTGGACGGCGAGAAATTCCCGGTCGCCCAATGATCCAGGTACCTGTGGCCAGGGGTCCGTCGCAACAGGGCGGCGGACCCGCCATCATCGGAGTCCTGTTGGCCCTCATGAGCGCGTGGTCGTTCTTCACGTCCGTGCGTACGCCCGACAAGCTGGTCAGCATCCTGTGGATCGCCGGTGGCATCGTGGCCCTATCTTTCGCCCTTCAACTGTTGACACCGAAGAGGTGATGGGAGCAAGCAAGCAACTGTGGGAACAACAGCAGGATGACCTGCGCGGCGACACCACACGCCAACGGTATCTCGAAGACAAGCACTTCAACAAACCACAAGAGATGGCAGACACGAATATCGGAGACATCAACGAGGCGTTCGACGCCGCAATGCAGGGAGAAGCTGATGTCATATCGGTGGCCATCGCCATCAGGAGCGTGAAGGACCATGCTGAGGATCTGCTGAAGCGGCTGACACCGACACTGGAGTCCGCACTCGAAGCGTATCCGAAAAGGGTAGCAGAGATGCAGGGGTGGAAGGTGTCGGCGCAGCAGGGTGCGGCCGAGTACAAGTACGACCACATCCCTGAGTGGGCAGATCTGAAGGCCAGGATGAAGGAGATCGAGGACAAGGCCAAGACAGCGTCCCAGCTCGCCGACAAGGGGATGGTGACCGGGACGGCTGATGGGGAAGAGATCATCCCGGCCATCAAGACCTACAAGAAGGACTCGATCAAGTTCGAGAAGCCCCGGTAAGGCGGAATCAAACTCCCCTGAACACATGGAACAGACCAAGGACAAGTGGTATCTCTGGGACTGCGTTAACCAGCGCGAACTCACTAGCGAAGGCAGGTTCACGAGCAAGGCCAAGTGTCAGGCGCGAAAAGTTCAGATTACGCAAGGAAGGCGCGACCCGTTGTCCAATCGTTTCCGTGGTACCGTATTCCCGGCAACAGACGAACTCCGAAAAGCCGAACCCGAATTTTTCACGAAGACCTGAACACATGGAACAGACACCAATACCGCCGCTGGTGAGCGACAAGGCGCTGGCGCAAGCCCATTGTCTCAGCGATGAATGCCTATGGCTTCGATTGCAGTACGAAGCCGACCGTTTGAAGACAAGGGAAGTAGTTCAGGCGCTCGTGAACATGATCCACCACCGGTACATGGACCATCCTGCGGACACTTTGGCCAATGCCAAGTATTACGCCAGCGGAGGACTATCGACAGTCGATGCCCTTGCCCTCGCCAAGTCAACCCTCAACATCAAACCAAAACAATGAGCACCCCAGCAGAACAGATAGCGACTGGGCCGTACTGGGTCGAAAAGAGCAACAGCGTTTGGGTCATCATGGGACCGGATGGGCGGTGGCCTTGGCACTTCACTTCCGAGGAGGCTGCATTGCTCCGCGCAAAGGACTTGACTATTGCCTACACCCGTGGCCAGCAGGACAGGTGGATCCCGTAGAGACAAGGTTGCCGGACGAGAAGTCTTGCGTGCTTGCCCACGGCAAAGGGGGTCGATACTTCACGGCCATGTATGCCGATGGCGGCTTCGTTGACTATTGGGGAGACGATTGCGACTTCGTTACACACTGGACACCACTTCCCTCACCCCCTAACCCCTAACAGCGATGAGCAATGACAGCTTAGACACGCAGGCGCAACGCTTTTTCATGGCGTGGCCCAACGGCGACATTCCCGCCATGCTTGCTGCCTTCGCCCGATCGGTTTCCCATCCCAAGGAGGTGGACCCTACGGTGGAGGAAACGGTTGATGAGTTGATGGAGTTGCTCGAAGATTACATCGAGGAAGGCATTGGAGAGATGCACGACCATAGCAGTGATCACGGATGGCAATACGATCGCGGCCATCCAAATTGGAACGCAACGATGGACGACCTCCGCGCCCGCCTCAAAACCCTTTTCCCATGAGCGACAAGACCCTATCCCAGAGACTGCGCGAGTTGCGCGAAGCTGTCGTGCCAAAGGCGTGCGACGAACACGACCCCATTACCAAGATGCTCGACCAGTGCATCGCCCAAGCCGAAGCACAGGAGGCGCAGGCAGGGGAGTATGAAGTCGGGCGCGATCCCGTATCCATTGCGCTGGCGCGTAACAATGCTTCCCTGATGGAATGGCGCGGCGAAAAAACCAAAGCGAGTGCTCCGAAGATGCTCACGGATGATGAGATAGATCGAGTGACCGATGCCCTTGGATTGGGATCGCGAGGTAGGGCTTCTTTCCGTGCCGGTTTGCGCTACGCCCGCGACCACGGCTACCTCCGTCCGTCGCAGGCGATAGGTGAGCAGACCCCGGTGGCGTGGATCTACGAGGACACACTTCCCGAAGGCTACCCATACGATGCGATGTTCCCCTACTCCGAAGTACGCGACTTTGTGAGAATGTTCCCGGTCTACGGTCCTTCCCCCCTGTCCTCCGAAGCACGGGACTTGGCTATTGAGGCGCTTGTGGCCGCGCTGTCAGCCCTTAGAGGTGAACTAAAACAGCAACCAAGATCATGAACAACATACCAGAAGGGGCCGACACAGATCCGCGCAACCCGGCCAACGCAACAGACTTCGCCAAGTACAGGACCGTTCGCCTGGTGATCGACTACCCGGTATACCAGACCGAAGAGATGGCCGAGCATACGGCACAGAAATTCATCGAGTCGGCCACGGGGGCAACGATCGTGTCTACCGAGATCGTGGGCTAACTATTCGTCACACGAATGTTGACAAGTCGACAACGCACACTAGATTCGCAACCTCAAACCAACAAACATGAGCACACAAGTTGAATCGTACCTCCAGGAAGAGCTGGTCGATCTGGTGACCGACCCGGAAGCTCTCGACAAGTGGCACTCCACGGTGGCTGAGCTGGGTCTCACCGGACAGGGATCCATCGCCAAGCCGGAAAAGTCGCCTGTCCCATACCTGCACATGACCCCGTCGATGGTGGCCACATTCGAGACACTGTGCCCCCGCGAGATGGAGCTGAAGGAGTACAGGTCCGGAGCTATCCCGCTGGAGGCACTGGAACACATCAAGCTGGCGCTTCGTGGGGGCCATTTCAGCCGGATCATGATCCGCTACGATGACAAGGCACCCAATCCGGTGGCTATCGGAGAGGTTGGGCACCGGTACACGTACGGTACCGGTGGAAAGATCCCCGGCGTGGTCGACTGGCAGGAGATCGAAAGCCCGGAGAAGATCGAAGAGGTTCGCGCAGCCGGCCACACGATCGGATTCCAGCCGAAGGACCGGTTCCTGATCGCACGCTGGGGTGCCGAACGTGACACGCTGGAGAACCTGGCGGCCAAAGCGAAGGCTCGCCACATCCGCGAGAAGGGCGCAGACCTGGGCAAGCGCATCAAGGAGGCGCAGGCCGAGATGAACACGCTCGAAGAGGAGGCCACCATCAAATTCGACTGCTGATGCAAGTCCACAAGTCGACACCTCTCACGGTAGAGGACCGTGGCACGACCCGTATGAGCGGGGGCGCTATCTGGCACAAGTGGTTCGTCCGATTCACGGACGGTTCACAGGGGCTCACTTGGACCCCGGACCAGGACGAAAAAGGAAGCCAGTTCCCGCCACCGTTCACGGTCGGAAAGCACTGCGCTTTCATTGTGATCGAGGCCGAGGGCAAAGAGACCAAGATCCGCCCCTTCGATGTGGCCGAGTTCGATCGCGAGGAGCGGATCACCAGGATGGCCTGCGTCAACTCGGCGGCAGCTCTGGGAGCCAGCTTCGACAACTTCAAGGACTACGCCGACTCGATCTACGAGTGGGTCACACGAACCAAGTAAACAACAACCAACAACATGAGCGGATTGAGCAAGCCGAAAGGCACAGGAGGCGACGAAGGTCGCAAGGGAAACGAGACGTGGGTAGGGGTCAGCGGCGGAGTATTCACGCTGCCGGCAGAGAAGGGAGCGCCAGGAGCGGTGCAGGTCATGAAGGGCAAGAACCATGACGAACCGGCCACCGACAAGGATGGCAACCACAAGTACCGAACCGAGCACGAGAATCTGGAAGGACGGATCACCTCGTTCAGCGAGCGCAAGGCACAGCTGTACGATGGAGAGGAGACCGTGTTCCTGTCGGTACACCTGACGGCTGCTGATGGTACCAAGTACCGGGTCGACCTGCCTGAGTTCAAGCGCCACTGGGAGAACTTCCTGATGCGTTCACCTGGTATCGACTTCACAAAGGACGTCAAGTTGAGCCCATACTCCTTCGAGGCCACCAACAAGGAGACAGGGAAGACGTCGTTGAAGCAGGGTATCGCCATCTACCAGGACGACGAGAAGGTGATGGCCGGGAATATCGATGGGCTGCCAGAGGCGACCCAGGCCAAGAACCCGAAGACCGGGAAGATGGAGTGGACCTTCCTGGAGCGCAACGAGTTCCTGCGTGACGTGGTGCTGGCCCAGGCCAAGGAGCGGCTGATCGCGGCAGGCGGAACGGCTCCCGTAACAGCGGAGGTGGCTGAAGGCGTACGCAATGTGCCGGGATCAGGGATCGGTGAAGAAGATGAAGCCTTCTGATCGATGGGCAAGATCCTTCTACCAGCACAGTTCGACGGTTACAGCAACCGGAAGGACAGGACCGTGATGCTGAAGTTCGTGACCCAGGAGATGACTCCCGAGGACATCGCCAAGATCCACGGGATGATCGACACCTTCGGCTACATGTACTTCAAGGCCGAGACCGAATTGACCCAGGCCGAGAAGAGTGAGCTGGATGCCCTCGACACGGATCTGAACGACAACCCGGTAAGCAAGAGCAAGCGGATGAAGAACATCCTGTACCGCACCTGGGAGAAGCAGCCCAGTGGATTCCAGAGCTTCAAGGACTACTACGCGTGGCGTATGGACATGCTGAACAAGCAGCTCAAGGACAAGCTCCAGGATCTGGACGACCTGGACAAGAAAGAGAAGTAGTCCCGGTGTCGGGTGCCCCGAAGGCAACGCAGGGGCGTTTACCTGGTTCGACGACAGGTATCCTGTTTCACACCCGACACCACTTGGCCTCATAGTTCAATGGACAGAACGAGCGTTTCCTAAACGCTAGATCCAGGTTCGACTCCTGGCGGGGCCTCATGGAAGCAGAGATGATGACGATCACGGTACCTGGCCACCTGGCCAAGTACATCAGACAGAGGGCGTCCCTCGGGACAAAGGACATCGATGGAGTCGTGGCAGGTTGCATCCTTCGGGACAAGCAGCTGCGTGCCTCACAGAAGATGTCGCAATCGATGTCTTCGCCCGAGTTCGTTACCAAGGCGAACGAGGCTGTACTGTCGGCCATGAGCGAGGTACTGTGCCACGGGCTGACCGACGAGATCATGCGATCCGGTCTCAGGTACAATGCCACGGCGGCCAATGCACGCATGGTGGCCTGGTGGCTGCTGCGCAAGATGGGGCTGACCTATGTATCGATCGCCGCAGCGTACAGCAGGGACCACGCTACGATCATCTATGGCGTGCGCAGGATACAGACATCCTCCGAGGTATACGACGACATCAAGTGGCTCATGGCAGCCAGCTCTATCAACGCCGGCATGAAGGGCTCCAACAAGTACGAGAAGCCCGACTGGTTCTCCTTCGTTGCAGCGAAACCCAAGCAACTGGAGGAGTATGTGGAGGATCTGAAGATGGAGGATGACCTGGGGCCGGTCAAGCCGGAGATGGACTGGAAGCCCGAAGATAGGGAACGATTCAGGCACTTCATGAAGACCAATGGAACCGTGAAGGGGTCCATCAAGTCGGACGGAGGCCAATACATACCCACAAGGTCAGACGACTCATCGCAAGATGTCGGTCGATCATACAACGGATAGCCGCCATGAAAGAGCTGAAGCCAGTACCTAATCCACTGTGGGTGACGAATGCATTCTGGGACGCATTCGACCTGTGGATCGCCTACAAGAAGGAGAAGAAGCAGGCATACAAGCCGATCGGAGAACACATGCTGATCAAGCGCCTGTTCAGGGACTTCACCAGCGAGGCTGACGTGATCGCCGCGATCGAGTACTCGATGTCGCAGAACTGGAACGGCATCTTCCAGGAGAAAAAGTTCTTTGTACCGGAGCCTAAAAAGGGTATGTTTGACCCGAACAACACGAGCCCTGGGCTCAGAAAACTTTGAGCTACGAACCAGTAGTTGCCGAGGCACAGATCATCAAGGCGATGGTCACCGGCAGGGCAGGATACGTCGTCAGGTCGGTCACCTCTGATCACTTCGAGGATCCATACATGCGGCTTGCCTTCGACATGGGCGACTGCATCTATCGGGAGTCGTTCGATGTCACGGTCGACACCCTGCGTGAGGAGTTCCGGGCACAGGCTTGGAGCGACGAGCACGCCGACAGGATTGTTGCCGCTATCATGGAGGTTCCCGATGCATTGAACCTGGAGCACACCGTATCGGTAGTGGCCAGGATCAAGCTGCGGAAGGACTTCCAGAAGAAGCTGGAGGAGACATTGATCCTCTCGTCCAGGCCGGGCGATATCTCTCCTGCCATCCTGGCGATCACCTCGTTCGCCGCCAAGCACAGCAACCTGTCCGGTCACCTGATGACCGACTACGACTTCGACATGGCCGCATCGATCGGGAAGGTCGACAAGCCTGGACTGAGGCTCGGGTTCGGCCCCCTTGACGACGTGTGGGAGCACTATCCGGGCACCATGAACATCGTCATGGGCAAGAGGGGCCAGGGCAAGACGGCCATCGCCCTGAACGCCGTGAGGAACCTACGAATGCAGGGCATATCGAGCGGGTTCCTCTCGTTCGAGATGCGGGTAGAGGATCTCATGAACAGGCTGATCTCGATGGACACCGGCGTGAACGGGAATCACATCAAGAGCGGCCGCATGTCCCACCTGGAACGGGAGACCGTGGACAAGCACAAGAGGACACCGAAGCCTGATCACTGGGGCAAGATCCACTGGCAACCTGGCCACTCCCTGTACCTGGAGATGCTGCACCCGATCATCCGCGAGATGGTACAGGAGCACGGCGTACAGTTCATCGTGATCGACTATCTGCAACGGGTCCGGACGGCCACTCAGATGTCTACCGTGGATCGGATCGAGGCTGTCTCCAATGAGATAACCAGGATCTCTTTGGCTTGCGACGTGGCCATCATGGCACTGGCGCAGCCGCGCAAGCTGGAGACCCCGACGTCCATGCCAGAGGCTGACGACGTATACGGGTCCTCTGTGCCGGCCAACGACGCCACCTCCGGACTATCCATCCTGACCAACCCTGATAACAAGTACTTGATCGACTTCACCATGTGGAAGAACAGGTACGGGGACCGGTACGAGGGACAGCTCCACTACGATCTCCCTACCCAACGAATCATCTGGCAGGAATGAGTCTGAAGAACCCGGCCGCACGCTACCGACTGGCCCACGGAACAGAGAAGACCCAGTGTCCACAGTGTGGTCGAAAGAGGTTCCGCCGGTACATGGACACGGTGTCTGGAGAGCTTCTTCCCGAAGAGGTGGGTGTGTGCGATCGGGAGAACAGTTGCGGATACCTGTACACAGCGATGGACTACATAAGATCGAAGGGTGGCTTCGGCCAGGTTGAACGGAAGCCTCTGCCGCCACCGGAGCCGGTGCGCGACGACTGGAGGGTGCCGGCTGGTAAGTACGAGAAGACCCGCAGCCACGGGATGAACCCCCTGTGGAGGGATCTGCGGGCGAAGTTCGGAGAGGCGATCGAGCCCATCTGGTCCGAGTACTGTGTCGGCACCTTCCCCAAGATCAAGGGCAGCGAGAAGTGGGAGAACGCCACCGTGTTCTGGCAGTTCAATGCCAAAGGCGAACTGCTCAACGGCAAGCTGATGCAGTACAAGGGGTTCCGCCGGGACAAGGATGTGACCCCTACCTGGATCAGCCGCATCATCACTGGCAAGAAGGGGAGCGAGATCGGGGCTATCCAATGCCTCTTCGGTGAGCACCTGTTGGCCGCGTACCCCGACGCCAAGGTGGCCCTGGTAGAGAGCGAGAAGACCGCACTGGTCGGTCGCTTCTTCTACCCGGACATCGTATGGGTAGCCACGGGCGGCAGCGGAAACATGTCGGGACGCAAGATGCTTCCGCTCAACGGGCGCAGGGTGTACATCTTCCCGGACGCCGGCAAGGGGTTCGTCGAGTGGAACAAGCTGGCCGACCAGTATGAGCCACTGTTCCTGTCGATGCACGTCAGCTCCTACGTGGAGACGGTGGCCAGTGACGCCGAGCGCGAGATCGGGATCGACATTGCTGACCTTCTGATCGAGGGCCACGCCATCGATGACGAGTTCGAGGACCCGAAGCCAAATAGTGGCACTCCGACGCTCATCCTCAAGGGTGAGATGGAAGGGATCGAGGTGACGCCAGAGGCCAAGGAGATGATCAAGCCCACGCTCATCCCGCAGAATGTGGGGGATAATTGCGGGATACCGGCCATCGACAAGCTGATCGAGATCAATCCAGCCATCGATCACATGATCAAGGAACTGGACCTGGACGTCAACAACATCACCATATCATGACCAACTTCATGGCCAAGGAGATGGCGCACAAGGCCGAGACATCCATCCCGGAAGGCATCTGGCTGATCGAGCAGTACATCCTGGCCAAGAAGAAGTTCAACGTCAAGGTGATGCCTGGCCGATCACTGCACGAGGCCACCCTGTTCGTAAGCGCAGTCAACACAGCAAAAGACCACTTCATCAATGAACCAATTATCGATCCCACCAAGTCAGCCTGAGTACGTGATGCACTGGAACGGGTACGCGGTGTACCGGCACCCTGACGGGTCGTTCGAGGCGTGGAGGACCACGGGCCGGGACGAGGTACCCCGTGACGAGAACGACAAGAAGGCCGGCAGGAAGCAGGTCGTCGGCACAGAGAGCGGAATCAAGCGCATCGTGTGCAGGTCGGCCAGCGGAGACCCGATCACCATCCAAGAGGCGTGCGACATGATCGACCGGAAGAAGTCTATCAAGAGGCAGCCGACCATGCAGAAGCCACCCGAGATCCCAGGCTTGTTCCCGGACGAGGAGCCTAAGCCCAACGTTCCGTCACAAGGACTTGGATGGAACCCTAACGGTGAGTAACATTGCAGCCTCATGAAGACGAACAACGTTACCAGGCACGCATCCATCAAGGTACATCATGGTGCATCGGATGCCAGGAGGGCAAGGAGATCGCACGCCGATAAGCCCGTCGTCGTGTCGCTTGTAGCCAGGGTGATCATGATCGCGATCATCGCCGCAATACTGTCACCAGTACTGTCTGTGCTATGAGCGGGATACACATCGGATCGGAGGTGGTCTGCATCAAGCGGCACTCCCAGAACCTGGTACAGGTAGGCAAACACTACCATGTGATCGACCAGACCAGATGCCTCAACTGCGGCACGATGTCCGTTGATGTCGGCGTGACACAACAGGTGCCACCAGGAATGAGGCCGGCCGGCCGATGTATCTGCGGCATGGAGCGGCACAATGATCCGCAGACCTGGATCCTGGAGCAGCTGTTCGCGCCCACCGACAAGGTACTCGACAAGGACACAGTGAACGAAGATGAACTTCAACTCGTAGACGCATGATCATGAACCCACTCAAGGAACACTACCGCAAGAACGGGTACGACTACGACCTGGTCAAGCGCAACGAGCATGTCGCCATGTTCATCCAGCGCGACAAGGGAAGGCAGGTAGCCTTCGAGGTTGGCTACATCCACCGCGACAAAGGCGGAACAATCGCAGGCAACGTGATCCCGGCCGGCGAACGGCTCTGGTCCAACGAGATGGTCGGCCAGATCGCCTGGATCCGCATGGACCAGGAGTCCGCCGACACACTGTTCAACGAACTCACCACCAATGCTCAGGAAAAAGCAGCTCGCAAGGAAGCCGTTCACCAAGCCATCGTTGACGGAGATGATGAAGAGGGGCCTGGTGACGAAGGCGTCGAAGCTGGAGAGCAAGAGGAAGCCACTTCGGAAGAGGGCACCATCAAACAAGGGCTGGTGGAAAGCAGCCCTGGAGATCTGGGAGACCGGTGATGATCTTGGCCTACGGGAACACTGCTGTGAGGTATGCGGCATTCCAATATCCGATCCACCGCAGCCGATCAACTTCTCCCACCTCCTTGAGAGGGGAACGTATAGGAACTACAAGACGGATCCTCGGAATATCCGCATCGTTTGCGGCCATTGTCACCAGTCTTGGCATGACAATAACCGGGAGGATCTTGAATCTGGCAAGCACGGTGATCAGGAGTCGTGGATCATCATGTTCATGAGAAGGGATACATTACGCAACGAAGCAAATGGAGTTAGTCAAGACGCGTAGGATCAGAGGCCACTGCATTGACTGCGGAACCGGTACGGCTGGAAATAAGTCAGTCCGTTGTTACAAATGCAATGGATCGCATAGACGCATACATGCAGACATATCCATATATCGCAGGAACTGGCACCTGAGCAAGAAGTATGGGCTTGATCCGGGCGAGTTTGACGCCATGTGGATGGCGTTTCGCGGAGAGTGTGGTATATGCAAGTGCAAGATGAAGATGCCCACAAAGACCAAGGGTCAAGCAATGGATACAGTGACAGTAGATCACGACCACAAGACCGGTAGGGTCAGGGGACTCCTGTGCTCTGCCTGTAATAAGGGAATAGGCCACTTGAAAGATGACGTTAACCGCCTACGATCAGCGATCGAATGGCTCTCAAACACAAAATCATGAGCAGAAAACTTGCAAGCATACAGACGATCTCTGACATCCAGCCAATACCCGGAGCCGACGAAGTGTCCGTAGCCAGCGTATTGGGGTGGAAGTGCGTGATCAGGAACGATGCCGGACACAGAATTGGCGATTCGATCGTATTCATAGAGCCGGACAGCATCCTTCCTGACCGACCAGAGTTCGAGTTCATGAAGCCACGCCACATGCGTGTGCGCACCATCAAACTCAAGGGACAGGTATCCCAGGGCCTGATGATGCCGGTGTCGATCCTTGCCGATGTTATCACGGCCGAGCACGAGCTGTTCGCAGCCTTGGGCTTGTCAGCAGAAGGGTACGATGTGACAGAGCTGCTCGGCATCATCAAGTACGAGCCCGCCATCCCGGCCTGCCTGGGCGGTACCGTGCGCGGCTACTTCCCATCCTTCATCCACAAGACGGACGAGGAGCGGATCCAGAACATGCCAGGCATCCTGGACAAGGACGCCGCAGCGCAGGTGGAGATCCGCGAGAAGATGGACGGCAGCAGCGCTACCTTCTACCTGTACAACGGGGAGTTCGGGGTCTGCTCGCGCAACCTGGAGCTGAAGGAGGACGAAAGGAATGCGTTCTGGCAGTACGCCCGAGAGATGAACGTCGAGCAGAAGCTCCGCGACTACGGCAAGAACATCGCCATCCAGGGCGAGCTGATCGGCGAAGGGATCCAGGGCAACAAGTACAAGCTGACCGGCCGCAAGGTTCTCTTCTTCAACGTGTTCGACATCGATGCCGGCAAGCCGTACCTGCCTAGCGATGCCGCAGTCGCATTCGGATCGATGGACCTGAAGATGGTCCCGTACATCGACTGCCTCACCCTTGGTGCCCTCAGTGTTGACGAGCTGGTTGGTTTCGCCACCCGCAAGAGCGCCATCAACCCCGACGTATGGGCCGAGGGGATCGTGGTGCGCAGCCTGGAAGAGATGACCGAGACCTTCATCACCGGCAAGACGGTGACCCGTGGACGCATATCGTTCAAGGCGATCAATCCTCAGTTCCTTCTCAAGTACGAGGAATGAAGCGTCCAGAACAAGCGCTCCAGAAGGCGTGTATCAAGTGGCTCCGGTTACAGTACCCTAACGTCCTGGCGTTCCACCCTCCCAATGGCAGAGATGCCGGGAGTCCACACATGGGGAAATTGTGGAAGGACATGGGGGTACTGGCCGGAGTCCCTGATATCCTGGTGTGCCATCCCAGGACGTATGGAGATACGCACGTCTGCGGCATGGCCATCGAGATGAAGTCTGACAAAGGCAAGCTATCCGAGTCACAGAAAGAGATGCAGATCAGGTTCTCAGAGGCTGGATGGATAGTCTATGAATGCCGCTCCCTAGAGGAGTTCATGACAGACGTGAACGACTACATGAAAGGGGTCTTCTACCCTCGATCCGGGCGCTGATCCGTACCTTAGCTGTATCGAATAGATGGCCATGTCAGATACCGTATCCCTGCTTGAGGACCAGCTCAACATCATAGAGATCGAGTCGCAGCCGCTGATCATCCCGCATCCGCTCTATCCGGACCTGTGGACCTTGTCTGAACAGATCGAGCTGTACGGCAACGAGTCTGACCAGTTCATCAATGAGCCGCTGGCCATGATCAGGCTGATGGGTATGGCGGCCGGCGACTCCTCTATGGTAGTCCTGTCGCACATCGCGTCAGCCCTCTACATCATCGACGAGCGCGACGACCCCCAGCAGGGGTTCTGTCACTGGATCAAGTGGGACGGCGTGCTCCGAAGGATGTTCCCATCCGGCCACCTGGATACGATCCTGGCCATGCTCGATCGCGAAGGATTCATCGAGCACAACGGCGACGTGTCCGACTGCTCGCTCACTACCAGAGGGCACCAGATGCTACTGGAGTGCATCGGTATCTTCGACCTGGCCGGACTGAAGCTCTAGCGCTTCCTCCTGCGTAGAACGGTCCTCATCCTGTGGCAGTTTGCGCACACCAGTTCGCACCCCTTGATCTCTTCAATGAACCTGTTCTTCCTTCCTGTCCTGGCAAGGTTTGACGGAGTCTCCGTCTTCTTGCTTCCTGGCAGATGATCGTATTCCATTACGGCCGGATGAAAATATCCCCCGCAGTCAGTGCATGGAGACGTTCTCTTGATCTCGTCTACAAACTCTTGAACAGATATGCGTTGTGCCTTGATCGCTGCCTTTCTTGAGTCTGCGTTCTGCGCATACCTGGCTCTGTCGTACTCCTTGTGACACTCCTTGCACCAGCGACTCTTTGACCTTCTGTTGTCGGCCCTGATCAGGGAACCACACTTAGTACAGTTGATATCCATTTGGAATCAAAGATACGTATTCCAGGTAAATCGAAAGGGGCCTCGGAGTGCAACCTCCTTAGCCCCTTTCATTGACCGGCCTCCTATCTGGTTACGGTAACTGCGCGTTACGCACTGCGTTCGGTGTCGTTCCGCCAACGTTCACCAGGATGATGTCACGATCGTTCAGGCTTCCGGCGTACCTGATGAGTCCATCCATGTTCGTGTCCGATCCGCTGTACGCATTGGTGATCGTGTTGTTCGGAGTACTTCCACCAACGGCCACCAGAATAATGTCCTTATCGTTAGCCGTACCCACATACTTGATCTGGTTGTTGAAGTTAACGTCACCCGCGTACATGACCCAGGTGCTGAATGACCCGATGACGTTCTTGCGTGGGTTCGTTCCGTACATGGACGTATTGACCGACGTGAAATTCACCGACGTAGTGGTCGTAGTGAGCGCGATACCGGCACCCGACATGATGGCCAGGTGGTTCCGATGCCTCA